GTAGATTTCAGTCCAACACATGTTTGTTTTGATAATTTGAATACTAAAGCTAATGCTGGTTTACCTTACAATTTCTTACCTGGTCCCAATAGTTCTTTACCAGTTGTTGCTGATACAACAAAATTAGAATTAGAATATCGATTAACAAACCCTGATGGTACTGCTAAGAAAGTGCCTTTAGGAGCCGAAATGCCTATTGCAAAACATGCATTTTATTGGGCCAATAAATTTTGGAAGATAATCAAAGAGTCAAAAGATCTTGCGACTGCAATGCAAAATATGACTGATTTCTTTGAGAGTTATCCAGAGTTGAAAACCTTCATGTTGAAGAGAAAAGAGGAGAAGATGAGTAGAGAGGATTTTCTATTAAAAGTACGGCCTTATGGGTCTCAACCTTTACCCACTCGTATGTATTGTATGTGGGCAAATAGTTTTCTGGAACAAAATTTGGAAAATTTTATTGATAATAGTAATTCAATCTCTGCCTATCATTTTTCTCAATTCTATGGAGGAGCTCGAAAAATGCTTGATCATTTTGTGAAAATGTCAAAAACAAAACGTAAATTCTTTGGTCTATCTTATGGAGATGATCAAATTTGGTTTATTCGTTATGGTGTGAGTAATAATTTTCTTTGTATGACTCCTGATGTCTCTGCTATGGACTTATCGTCTCAAAGCGACACAGTATCTTATATGGGGAAAGTGGTGAAGACCAACATTCCAGATATTCCGGATATGAATTTTAATTGTTTTATAATTTATTTGATTATGGCATTTAATCATGCAATGCATATTGATGGACCAAATGTGGTAACAAAATCCCAGGGGATGTTCTCTGGTATTCCTGGTACAACTATCATCAATATACATAATTCGGCTCGTATACAAGCAGTGTTTGAATCATCTATAGATAATGAGAAAGAGGAGATTACACCTCAAAATGTATTCAAAGTTATAGCCAGGGGAAATGCTTTAGTAGAAGCTAAATTAGGTTATAAATTTAAGGGCTATGAAGGTCTGTCAATAGAAGCGGCGAATATGACTTCTGATAAATTGTTTGAGAAATATGTTGATTCTGCGTATTCCTTAAGTATCGAAAAGATATATGAGACTGGTATTCCGTTACCATTCTTATCAAACAAAATATCTATAATTGATGGTGAGCCAATTTGTGTTCCTATGGATTTACACAAATTTGGTGCTTCATTGGTTCTACCTGCAAATACTAAGAAAGGTAATGCTGTCAAATCCCAACTCGAGAGGGTTGTAGGAGTGTTATTTTCTGGTGGTTGGCTTGACGATGAATTTTATGAATTCTTGTCCTCCACTTATGTTGATCTCAGGAAAGTAGAGAAAATGAAAGAAATTGAAGTTTCAGAACTCTCTGCTGATGAGAAAGACGTTTTTGAGATATTAGAAAAACTGGATCCAACTCAAGTCCCCACCAAAGATTTCCTCTTCGATATGAATACCATGGATAAAGAAAAATTTAAAGAAAAGTATTTCGGTGAGAATCCTATCGCTACAATAGCAAATGAAATCAAAGAAAGCATCAAAGTATCAAAAGATGATGTTATGAATAACCAACAATCTGATTTTAATGAAATTCTTCGAGAGTTCGAGAGTTTCAATCCTAGTGAATTACCGCCTGATCTTATCGTTCCAGATAAAATGGGTCATGGTAACGCTAACACAATTATCCAAGATGAGATTAAAACTAAAAAGAATCTTGATAAACATAAACGAAAGAAGTTAAGATATTTTGTTTCTGAAGTGTATAAAGGTAAAATGAAGTCAAATTATTTACAATATATTGAACAATATGAAGATGATGATCAAAATATATATGATGAATTTGAGTTAGAGATGTTGTTGGATGAAGATTTCGATTCAGAACAAGCGAATGCCTATAAAGCCTTGATTGGTTCCAAATTTGTTGAAGATGACTGGGATGGTTATCAACAATTTGAAGCTGGTAACGGAGATGATTTTTCTCTACC